CATCTTTGTATTTTCCAGTCATGTATCTTATGGGGTCAACAAGAGGTGAGTATTTAATAAACACTGGCTTATTTGTGGTTTCTTGTGTTTCGTAATTAATAACCTTATTCATATTGACAAAATGGTAATCATGATTTAATGCTATTTTATTATAACTTTTTTCAGATAAGTCAAAAAACAGAGAATAGACAGGATTATAGTTTTGAAAGTGATTGATTTGAAATGGATTATAATGGTACTCTAAATCTTCATGGTTGTATGCATAATCTTTCTCTAAAGAACCTAAATCAATTGGTTTTTGTTTTACATAATGAATATTGAATTTAGTATCATCTAAAATACTCATTTTTGTATAAGTGGTTTATATATTTTAAATTTTACTTTCTAAACTTATTAGGGGTTATTGAGTATTTTTTAATACATAATAAATATTAGTTTAGAGTGATTAATTATAATATATCAATATTCATATATTGATTGATAATGACATTGGAATTAAAAAAGTTTGACATGAGAGCAATTACATTTAAACCAGATGAAAACAAAGGACCTGTTATTGTTATGATTGGTCGTCGTGATACGGGTAAGTCATATTTAGTAAGAGATTTATTGTTTTATCATCAAGATGTTCCTATTGGAACAGTTATTTCTGGTACAGAAGCAGGTAATGGATTTTATGCTGCTCACGTTCCTAAATTATTTATTCATGAAGAATATAATAGTATATTGATTGAGAATGTATTACGACGTCAGAAAATGGTATTAAAACAGGTAAATAAAGAGATAGAAGTATATAAGAAAACTACTATTGACCCACGTGCATTTGTTATTTTAGATGATTGTCTCTATGACCAGTCTTGGACAAAGGATAAGCTTATGCGTCTTTTATTCATGAATGGCAGACATTGGAAGATAATGTTGATAATTACTATGCAGTACCCTTTAGGTATTCCACCAAATCTTCGTACCAATATTGATTATGTTTTTATTTTAAGAGAGCCTACTCTAGGAAATCGTAAAAGAATATGGGAGAACTATGCTAGTATGTTTCCCACATTAGAATCTTTCTGCGCAGTCATGGACCAAACTACAGAAAATTATGAGTGTTTAGTTATTAATAATAATGCTAAGTCTAATAAATTAAACGACCAGATTTTCTGGTATAAAGCCCAAGACCATCCAGATTTCAAGTTGGGGTCTAAGGAATTCTGGGAAATATCTAAGAGCATGGGTTCAGATGATGAAGATGATGCATATGACCCTAGCAAATCTAAGAAAACAAAGGGACAGCAAATCAATGTGAAGAAGACCAAGTGGTAAATAGCGAAGCTTCCCTTGTTTTTGAGGATAAACATGATGTTTATTCTCAAAATTTTTATTTTTATTTCATCTTGGGTATTTTAATCGTTTTTTCTAATTCTATTGTCCATTCACTTTAGTTTTCACCTTCTTTACTCTCTTCAGTAGTGTTATACAAAACATTCGTAATTGATTCTCCTAGCGGGCTAGTAGTGTCCGAAGCAATATCAATATTTGAATTATCAACAGGTCTAGAAGAACGTCTTAATATATAATCATCATTATCATCATCATCATCGCTTCCACTTTCATCACTAACTCCAGAAATTTCTGGAGTATCATAATATTCTTCTTGTGGGCTTGGAATGCGACGAACAATCTCATGGTTCCTATTGATTTCTTCCAAGTCTATGTGAGAATCTTTATAGTTTAATGAGTAATTCTTTCCACGGAATTCAATATGTTTATCATTAAATTGCCAATTAGTCTTACGTCCGTTCTTCAACCGTATGAATTTCCTACCAAATTGTGGATTAAACTCATAAAATCGCTTCAACTGTTTGCTCAATTCACAGGCAGCATTATTCCTCTCACATATATCTAAACTATAAATATGGGAAAAAAATATACGCAAATATGGTTTCATAATTTCAACTAGTCGCTCCTTAGGGAAATCATCATCTATAATAAGTTTCTTAGTAAATTTACTAATAGTCAACATACGTAGTGCTTCATCATACAATTCATCGCATTCCGCATTATTTATATATTCCCCAATATATTTTTTGCGAATTATAACTTCATTTTCAGACTTAAAATGCAACAAGTTGAAATTACACAAAAAGTAATTATGAAACAAATTAGACAACACAAAATTACCCTGTTTCATAAAGAAATAAATATGATATAACGTTGCCTTATCAAATGGCAAATTATTATAAGGGTTCTTAGGTGCTAATGGGTGCGCAAACATATAAGGTGAATTGCTTAACGCACCTTCTATAATAGTGCGCATATCAGAAACAGTAAATAGGTATTTGTTATTGTTTTGCAATATAGTAATCACATTATGTTGTGATTCATTAATAGGAGTTAGAATCAGGTCGGTCTGAATACGACAAGGTGCTTTTCTCCATTTATATCTATAAACTGCTCTACTCAACGCCCAATAATGACGCTGTATTTTGCAAAACCTACTAATAAATTCATCTCGCTGGTTAGATGTCATAAAGATATTATCTATAGTTTTCTTAAAATATGAAAACTTTGATTGTATAGAATAATCAATATGACCTACTGCAAACATGAATAAGAAAATTTTCATTAATCTGTTTGTCATATCAGTTTCAAACGGTATTGTGAGATTTGGCACATATTCATGATTATGTGCTTTACTACAAAAATCAAACTTCATGTTTTTTGAATTGATATTTGTAGAGAAATTATATAGCTCATCAGTTTCACTAGTAGTCTTATGTGCTATTTGTGAGAAAGTGTGCATCGTAACCTAAAGATATAAATGATAAATTGTTTATATCTTTTTAATAATACTTAGACCATAATACCATTAGACATTGTTTTCACCAAGTGCTTCTCTAGCCTTCTTAGCAAGCAACTCATTATGGAGTTTTGTAGACTCAACATCAGCAACTTCACGCTCATCAAAATTAACGGTTTCTTTCACACCAATCAAATTACCATCATCATCAATAGTTTGGGTCAATACATTTCCACTCTTCTTAGCAAGCTTAATATTTTCCTCAATCGCCTTGCGCTTAGTCTCCATAACACGCTTATCAAACTCCTCTTTAGCAAGAGTCTCATTCTTAATCTTCTCATTATGGAGTTGGTTCAACTCCTCCTCCAAGAACTCTACCTTACCAGTCTTGTAAGCATCAGGGTCCCAAGGAATCCAAATACCAACGGGACCAACAAAGATATCATGATTTGGGTCGTGCTTACGCAATGACTTGCACTTATTCTCTGCTTCTTCTTGGGTTGAGAAAACACCACGTACCTTTAATCCACGAACATTTGTTTGGAAAGCATGCTCACGATTAAACTGCTCATTAAACTTCTCCTCGTGCTTATCTACAAAGTTTTTGTAGTCATCTTCTACACCAACACTCTTTATCTTGTCACCCTCTTCCTTGATAAAGTCGTTAAAATCAGTAATCACATCATCTACTTTTAAATTGTATTTAAAAGAGAGAAATTGGATAAAATCTTGGTATCTTTCCATAGATTTAGCAAAATCCCAGTTTTTAACGAAAGAGTTAAATAACAATACCTCCCGCTTTTTAAGAATCTTCTCAGGAGATACGAATGACATGCAACAGAACTTTTGTCCAGCAATTGGTTGGTCTTCATCACACAAATCAACATATTTAGGATTTTTTTGACCATCTGGTAAAGTCTTCTTTTCAAATGCCGACATCTTTAGCAATATATAGGATTTTTATGAGAAATCTGTTTAAGTGTTTTGTTAACATATAATATTATTTATTTTAGGAATAATTAATACTAAAAATTATTTTGTTTGATTATAATATATAACCAGAATGAGTGGTATGTTTGATTTCAACGAGCTTGTTAAACGTGCTATTAAGTACTTAATCGAAGGTTTAGCCGTTGCGGTTGTAGCCTTATTGATCCCCAAGAAACCCCTCAATGTTGAGGAGATTGTCATCATTGCTTTAACTGCCGCTGCTGTATTCAGCATCCTTGATGTTTTCATCCCTGCCGCTGGTGCTACAGTTAGAGGTGGTGCAGGATTTGGTGCTGGTGTAAATTTGATCGGTGGTCTCAAG